TAATCATTTTTTTCACCAAATTCAACATAACCCTTAGATTTTACTTCTCTAAATTTAGGTTGTTGAGCTTGGTCAAATTGCAGGACTATGTGTTTGTAGTTATCCATTGTATGTTAAAAATTCGTTTGATTGTTCATTATAAGTTTCAGGTTCATAAGTATCAGCCGGGTTTAAATACATATAACCACTTTCTAAAATCGGTCCTGTTGGAATTACATTAATAGTTTGTGCTCCTCTAATCTCATAAGTCCAAAATCCTGTGTCCTCATTATCAAAAATATTAGCATTAATATTAAACTTCTGATACCTTACAAAAGTACTTATGTCAGTGTACCACTCATCCACAACTGATTGAGTAATCCTGTTTGTAAATTTAAAATAATAAATTGAAAAAACAACATTTGTATTTTCTGCAGGAGTGCAGTAAATATTTATTGATGCATTATCTTTTGTAAGTATTATCATATTCATTAAAAAACCACCGACTTTTTAATCGGTCGGTGGCTTCTATTTTTATTTACTTATTTATTAACCTGCAGTTTCTAAAGCTGCTACGATGTTAGCAGGAACAACTAAGAAATCTTCTCTCTCATCTGAGCTAAAAGTCATCATATATCCTGAACGATCTCCTGCAGCTGTACCTGATCCTGATTCACCAGTAGTTAAATTCAAACCTGCTGCAACACCATACATTCTGCTTGAACCATCTGCCTCAACACAAACGAAGGTCAAACGATTTTTAGCAAGTGTATTGATGATGTTTCTTACAGTAGCTGAACGGCTATTGATAGGGAACATTACTTGATGAGTATAGAACAAAGTTCCATTCTCATTTGAAGCAGTTAAAGTGTTTGTAGCAGAAGCAGTTGCTCTTGGAACTTCTATTTTATAGAATCTCTTTCCAGTTGATTTGGTTAAAGCAGTAACTGTTCCTGAAGCTGAGGTAACTCTTGAATTACCTGAAGCATCATATAATGCAGAATTTTCAATTACATAGATGGTTTCAATTCCACCTACCGACTCTTTGCAATCTATTGCATATCCGGCTGATAAAGCACAAGGCATAGTTTTTAAATTTAAAAAAGGGATAGGGTATTTGTAGCCCTACCCCTTTTGATTATTAATTATTATTTACTAATTAGATAGCTGACATAAACTTCACACACTCAGTTGTGAAACCTACTTGCACACCTACTTTAAATTCTGCTCTGAAACGAACATCGTTGTTATCTTCAGAATACCACAATTTGTAGTTAGTTTCTTCAGCTTCTAAATCAACACCGATAGCCATATTTGATAAGCTGATTGCAAATGCATCACCTGTAGTGTTCAAACCATTTACAGGAACAACCTCAACATTAGTACCTGGAAGGATGAAAGATTGTGCATTTACATCTTGTGGATTGTAGCTGAACAAGTTTAATGCTCTGTAAGCTAATATCAACAAACGATACCAATCATAACCAACGAAGATTTTAACATCACCCTTAGCCATTACTTGAGCAGGGATTGCTTTGTAGATACCTTCAGTTGCAGCAACAACATTTGATGAAGTGATAGTAGCTATTGCAGAACCACTTACTCCTGTGAAACCTGATACATTCGCATCAACTGGAGAACCAGCATTGATGATTTTGCTAAGGCCATTGAATTTGTTGATGTTTGCAGTTGCACTTGCAGAATCTCCTGTCCATATTGCAGTTTCTAATTGAGCAGCAATACGAGCATTTTTCTTAGCTAAGTAAGCAGCTTGGAAATCAGCATTACCGAAATCTTCGTAAGTAGAACCTGCTCTCAATGCTTCAGCAGTGAAATAAGCTTCTAAATCTTTTGGACAAATTTTCTCTTCTACTTTGATTTTACCTGGAGTTAAAACTACCTGAGCAAAAGTTGTAGTTCCTGAAGCATCAAATGAACAAGATTGAGTAGCAAATACTGCATCAGTATCCATTGTAGGAAGTGCAGTTGGTCCTTTTACTCCTGTTAATACAATACCACCATCCATAATCATTTGCTGAGTTCTTGCTCCGATTACAGCTGAAGTTAATAAAGGTTGAATGAGTTCTTTAGTGTATGCATTCAAACCTGAAAATGATAAAGCCATTTTTTTAAGTTTTAATTGTTAATTATTATTTGTTAAATAAACCTCTGTAATCTTTCGCTACAGTTTCTTCGGTTTTAAAGTTGTTTGTTTTTGTTACGATAGGATCAGCAGTTCCTGTTGGAGTATCAGCTAAAACCTGAGTTAAGCTCATAAGTCCTTCAATAACTTTAGTAGCTCTGCTTAATCTTACTTCATAATCAGCAAATTTTGCTTCATAAGATGCAAACTTCTCATTTGTTGATGTTTCAAAAGCTGAGAATATTTCTTCCATTCCCATTTTCTTTTTATCCATCTTGCCCATTTCTTCATCCATTGGAGCTTCTTCAACAGGAACGATAGTAGTGATTGCACCATTATCTCCAACTGTTATAACTGTTCCATCTTCTAAAGTATGCTCTCCGATTGGAGCAGGAACACCTTCAATAGTTACTATTCCACCTACTGCTAATTCAGTTACTTCAACTTCAGTTCCATCAGCTAATTTAGCTTTTGTAGTTGTTGGTGCTGGAACTTCAGGAACTACTGGAGCATCGGCATTGTTTACTAACTCATTAAAAGTCATCTTCAATTTTTCTAGTATTTCTTTTGCATTCATAATCTAATATGGGATTTTTGTTAATTAATCTCTTTTAAAAGTTCTTCAATTTTTTTAAGTGCTTGTTCTTCAGGTGATAATTGCTTCTTTGGTTCCTCATAATCAAATAATCCTTCTACTGAAAATCCTCTTAATTCACCTGATTTTACTTGATTCCAAACCTCATTATTCTCAACATAAAAACTACCAAACCAAGAACCATCAGCAACATCTTCAAAACCACTCATAGGCAATACCCCTCTTTTCTTATCTACTATAAATGATTCAAACATTGTAACCCCTTCTACAACCTGTGAAGGATCGTGCATAAGATTCACATTTGATTGGTACTTTCTTTTTGCAAACTTGATTGCAATATCTTTAATGGTATCAGGACTGAATTTAACATAGTGCTCACCAAATTTCTCATTATCTCTATAAATAAGTTGGTCAGCCAACATTAAAGGACCGGAGATGATATGCTCATCCTCACTTATAATTTGGAATGAATGATGAATTTCAGCAAACTTTGAACCTGTTGAACCAAGCTCTTTAACCACATCAGCATTATTGTCATAATGTTTAGTGATTCCTAATTCTTTTATCTTTTCAACCTTTGCTTTATTAGAACCGGTTGCATAAACTCTTGATTCAGCAATACCCAAATCTTTTGCAGTTTGTAGCATTCCTGTCAGCTCTGACCTGGCACTGATGATATAAACAATCTTTCCTTCAGCTATTAATTTCTTTGCTAAGTCCTTTCCTCTTGATGTGCTTAAAGTGTCATCATAGTCAATAGAAACCTTCTCACCTGCTAACTTAGTGTCTATTTGATTAAGTTTTCTTGTTGCCCATTCAACACCTGCATCACCACCCCAAGCTAACCACATTAACCTTCCACATCCATCTCCTAAATCCTTTTGGCTATTTTGTCTATGTCTTTCAAATGCCGACATTCTTGCAATAGTATCCCTACTAATTGCTTCACCTTTAGCTAATTGATTAGCTCTAATCTTACCTACTGGAGTTCCACAATCACCCCATCCATTTTTTTCAGCATAATTCAAAGCTATTTGAGCATTCTCTGAAGCTTCTTTAGGATAATCAGTATAACTTTGCTCTGCAAAGTGCTCATCCCAAAGTGAATTACAAATTGCAACTGCTTGTTCAGAAGGTTTGCCTTCATCAATAACATACTTTATACATCTTGGAAGGAACTCCTCTTTATGCTCACCTTTTGAAGGATTGATAAATTCTTCTTTGAATGCTAAGAAATCTTTTTTAATGGCCGGTAAATCAACTAAAGCCACATAAGAAACCTCTGATTCATCATTTAAGGATTCATTTATCTTCAATTCATATATTGGTAAATCTTGAAACTTCATAACTTATAATGGGATTTTTATTTAATAATCTCTTTTAATTTATTCTTAGTTAATTCTTGCTGCCCTGTTTAATCTTTCTATTCTTTCCTGATTGCCTGACACATCCGATTCCAAAACAAATGCTCTTGATGTAGCAGAAGCTAATTGATTAACTTGTCCCTGATTGATAGTTGTAGTTGCTACCTGTGGTTGAACCGGAGCAGTAGTTCCACCACCGGCACCAGTTGCTCCACCACTTACTCCACCACCACCACCTAAAGCTGACAAACCTTTAGCAGTTGCAGCTATAACTGAGGCAATACTTATAGCAGCTTTTGCATAAAGAATAGCTGATGTACTTAAACCAAAAATACCTTTTGTTGCAACCTCTTTAGAACTACCAACATTTGTATTGTTTATAATCTGAGCTATTGATAAAGCTCCACTTGCAATTAAAGCTGCTTTTTGTATGCCTTTATTTTTTTCACCTAATCCTCCTAAAATTCCAACTAATTCCTGAGCAGATGCAATTTCAATATTATTAATATCTTGTTGAGCTTTTTGTTTATCTTGTGCTGCTTTAATATCATCAGCTGTTTGTTTATCTTTAGATGCCTTATTCTTTTCTTCTACTGTTTTATTATGAGCATCAA